GGGTGGGGTTTCCCCGTTTTGGAGCATTACATGGCAGGACGCAAGCCAAAACCGACGACGTTAAAGCTTATTCAGGGCAATCCGGGCAAGCGCCCGATCAACAAGTCAGAGCCAGTTGCAAAGGGCGAAGTTGAAATGCCGGATTGGTTAAGCGACTCGGCAAAATCACAATGGGAAATTGTCAGTAAGACGCTGAAACAGTCTGGGCTTTTGACTGCGCTTGATAGTCAGTCACTGGCTTTGTATTGCGAGGCTTTTGCGCGATTTAAAGAAGCGTCCGATGCGCTAGCTCGAGACGGGGCGATGATCGTCACACCTAATGGGATGACAATGCAATCGCCGTGGCTTGCGGTCGCAAACAAAAGCCACGATCAAATGGTCAAGTTGTTGGCTGAATTTGGTATGACGCCAAGTTCACGGAGCAAAGTGACCGCAACCAAACAAGACGAAGTTAATCCTTTTGCGAGATTCAGTTAAGTGTGTCGAGCCATATTGATCGCTGCAATGACTATGCCCGAGGTGTAGTCGCGGGGAAAATTCCTGCTGCGAAATACATTAGGCTCGCCTGTCAGAAGCACATCGATGACCTGAAATTAAGTAAGAAGAAGGAATTTAAATACAAGTTTGATAACGATGCGGCATCCAAGGCTTGCGAGTTTATTGAACTATTCCCACACGTTAAGGGAAAATGGGCGAGGACGTTAGAGCGGATTGTTTTAGAGCCGTGGCAATGCTTCATCCTTTGTAATATTTTTGGTTGGCTGAGAAAGTCTGACAAACGACGGCGGTACCGATCGGCGTACATCAAGGTTCCTCGAAAAAACGGCAAGTCGATGCTGGCCGCTGGAATCGGTTTGTACATGCTGCTGGCAGACAAAGAGCCGGGTGCCGAGATTTATTCGGGCGCGACAACCGAGAAACAGGCGTGGGAGACGTTTAGGCCGGCCAAGGATATGCTGGTAAAAACGCCTAATGCATTGCAATATTTTGGCGTTGAAGTTTTTGCTAAATCGATTTCGTCGGCAAAGACTGGATCCCGCTTTGAGCCTGTGATTGGCAAGCCTGGAGACGGTTCCAGTCCGCATTGTTGTTTAGTCGACGAGTATCACGAGCACGATACGCCTGATCTGTACAACACGATGGAAACTGGGATGGGTGCGCGAGAGCAGCCATTGATGTTGGTGATTACGACTGCCGGTTTTAACCTTGCAGGTCCGTGTTATGAGAAAGAAACCGAGTTAAAGCGGGTTCTTGATGGCGTGGTCGACAACCCCGAGTTGTTCGGCATGATCTACGGTATTGATGACGAGGACGACTGGAGCGATCCGGCGTCGCTCAGGAAGGCCAATCCGAATTATGGTGTTTCCGTCGATGCCGAGTTTTTGGAGTCAGCACAGCGTCAAGCTTTACAAAATCCAGTTCAACAAAACAGATTTAAGACGAAGCACCTAAACGTATGGTGCTCGGCTCGAGCCGCGTGGATGAACATGCAGCTCTGGCACCTTGCGGGTGATCCGCTGCTGACGATTGATGAGTTGGCTGGTGAAGAATGCTGGTTTGGTATTGACCTAGCGTCTAAAACCGACCTTTGCACTTTGCAGATTTTGTTTCGTAAACAGCTAGCTGGTGAAGATCACTATTACTTGTTTGGTCGGTATTGGTTGCCAGAGGATACGGTTAACGAGCCCGGCATCAATCACGCGTCATATGTGAAATGGCAAAAGCAGGGTGTATTGACCGTGACGGACGGTGCCACGGTGGATTTTGAACAGGTAACCGAGGAAGTCGTTGAGTTGATGAAAAGACTCAATCCCGCCGAGGTGGTGTTTGATCCATTCAATGCTACGCAAATGAGCCAGAATTTAATGGCTGCAGGTGGCACAACTGTTGAGTTTACGCAAACGCCTCAGAACTTTGCGCTACCGATGGATGAGATTTTGTCGATGCTTAAAGCCAATCGGTTGCATCACGACGGTAACGAAATGACAACGTGGTGCATGAGTAACGTGGTTGGGCGAATCGCTCGGAAGGGCTTGTTGGCTCCAACCAAAGAACGGCCAGAAAACAAAATAGATGGAGCGGTGGCGGCAATTATGGCTATGAGTCGCCCAATTTCAAGCGATCCGAAGCCCTTTGTGATCGACTCAACGTATCAAATTTTAATGGTCTAGCGAATGGGTTTATTGAGTTTCTTAACGGGTCGCAAAGCGTCGATGGATGACCGCTCGGCGTATGGCTCGTTCTGGTTTAACCCTCTTGGTTTTGGCAATTCCGCAGGCATGCGCGTCTCGCCTGACACCGCCATGCGGATCGGTGCGGTGTATGCGTCGGTTCGCGTGTTGTCGGAGACCATGGCATCGTTGCCATTTTGCCTGACCAGACCTCGCGCCGACGGCGGCAAAGATCGAGTAACCGATCACTGGGCATATCGGTTGTTCAATCGTCGGCCTAACGAGTTTCAAACGCCATTTGAGTTCAGGGAAATGCTGCAAGGTCATTTGGCATTGCGCGGAAATGCTTACAGTCAGATTTTCACTAATCAAAAAGGTGAAATTACCGATTTGCTGCCAATCTCACCAGATGCAATCACGGTTGAGATTTTAGAAAACGGTGATTATCGGTACCGGGTGCGCCTACGAAACGGCGACACGACAGTATTGAGTCGAAGCGAAGTTTGGCATTTGCGTGGGCTGTCGAGCGACGGAATTTTAGGTTTGTCGCCGATTGCGATGGCTCGCGAGAGTTTCGGGGCGGCGCTCGCCGCTCAAGATTACTCGAACCGATTTTTTAGCAACGACGCAAAGCCGACTGGCGGCTGGCTTGAAATGCCCGGAGTTTTTAAGGACGCCGAGGCCAGAAAAGTTTTTCAAGAATCGTTACAAAATGCTCAGTCCGGCTCAAATCGTCACAAGCTGATGGTTCTAGACAATGGCATGAAGTATCACGAGGTCGGCATAAACAACCGTGATTCACAATTTCTGGAACTTAGACAGTATCAAGTTACAGACATTGCAAGGATTTTTAGGATTCCGCCGCACCTGATTGGTGACTTGTCCCGAGCGACGTTTACAAACATCGAGCAACAATCGCTTGAGTTTGCAACGTACACGATGACTCCGTGGGCCGAGCGATGGGAGTCATCTATTGAATCTCAACTGCTGCTTGACAGCGACAACCTAGAAGTAGAGTTTGACTTTGACAACCTCTTGCGAGGCGATCAGGCCGCACGTGCCGCGTTTTATTCGTCCGGTATTAACGCAGGCTGGCTAACCAGAAACGAAGCCCGTGTTGCCGAGAATTTGAACCCAATCGAGGGCTTGGATGAACCGCTTGTTCCTCTGAATATGGTCGAGGATGATGGCGAAACTGAGGCCAGCGAAACGAGCGAATTGCCGCCGCAAGACACCGCGAGCGCAAGGTATCAAGCGCGATTAAATGCGATCTTGCAGTCAAGCGTTGATCGCTTGGCTCGTCGCGAAATCGGAATGATTGCGGGTTTCGTTAAATCATCGACCCCTCACGATCAGGTTAAAGAACAGTATTTGGCGTTTGGTCAGATTGTGTCGGACGCGCTAGGCGTCGATGCTTCGCTTTACGTGGCTGATCGATGTTTGCAATTCTGCGCCCTGCAGTCGGGCGAGATTGAATTATTTACTAGGTCGGCTGCGACTGAGTTGGCTCGATTGGCCGAATTGGAGAAATAGACATGAAACGTGAATTGTTAATCAGCGAGTTTTTATCGACCCCTTGGGCATTGATGCCAGAGCGTCTAAACGCGATGACCGCTGTATTGGCTCGTTGGAATTTAGGTATTCCGGCAGGCCAAAGCACCATGGCGAATATTGAGGCCGCGAAAGAGGCCAGAGCAGCCCGAGCCGCGTCTGTTCCGACTCAGGGCGGTATTGCCGTTCTGCCTTTGTATGGAATCGTGACTCAGCGCGGCAATATGGCTGATGACGTGTCGGGTCCAGGCTCGGTGAGCACACAGCAATTCGGTTCTGCCCTGACAAACCTGATTAACGACGACTCGGTCGGTCAAATTCTGATCGATATTGACTCACCCGGCGGATCCGTCTACGGGGTGTCTGAGCTTGCCGATCAAATTATTGCGGCACGCGCAAAAAAGCCAATCGTGGCCATCGCCAATTCCCTTGCTGCATCTGCGGCCTATTGGATCGGATGTTCTGCCTCAGAGTTTTACGTCACGCCGGGCGGTGAGGTCGGGTCAATCGGGGTATGGCAAGCACATAACGATTATTCAAAAGCCCTTGCAGATGAGGGCGTTGTGACCACGTTGATCTCGGCCGGAAAATTTAAGGTTGAAGGAAATCCTTATGAACCTTTGGATGAGGAAGCTCGCGCTTTCATGCAGTCTCGTGTTGATGATTATTACTCGGCATTTACCAAGGCCGTCGCAAAAGGTCGAGGTGTGCCCATTGATACGGTTCGAAACGGTATGGGTCAAGGTCGAGTATTGGGTGCAGACGAAGCGCTTGCCAACAAAATGGTTGATGGTGTCGCCACGTTTGACGATGTTTTGTCGCAGATGAAGAAAAAAGGACAGGCAACACGCATGCCAGCTAAGGCGAGCCGTCTGTCTGCCGCTGCAAACGAGTTGAAATTGATTGCTTGAATCGGGAGTCCGTTGACTGCCAAAAGTAGTGAGGCTATCCGTCGATAGCTAAAAAATCCGATGCGCCGAAAGGCGCTTTTTTTTATGCCCAAAGCCACCCGTTGAGGTGGCTTTTTTATTTGGAGTATTCAAAATGAGTAAAAAAATCCGCGAACTGCAGGCCAAACGAGCCGCTGCCGCACAAGCCAAAAATGAAAGCCTGAAAAGCGCAGGCGCAATTTTGGAAAAAGCCAACACCGAAGCCCGTGATCTAACGGACGACGAGCAGGCACAATTTGACTCATACAAGGCATCCGCTGACGCAAAAGGCGCGGAAATGTCTCGTATTCAAGCGCAGATCGATATTGAGCAAGACATCGCCGCTCAATCCGCTTTTGTTGAGCCTGTTGCAGATGCCTACATTTCGGTGACAGAAAACGCTGACAAAGACGAAAAGCGCGGTTTCAAATCTTTTGGCGACTTTATGTCGTCAGTGCATCAGGCAGCATTGCCTAATATGCGCCCAGATCCTCGCTTGGCTGCAACGCCGTCCTTATATTCTGGCGAATCGACAGGCGCCGATGGTGGCTTTTTGGTTCCACCTGAGTTCAGTAAAGAAATTTTTACGCTGTCTTTGACAGAAGATTCTTTGTTGCCTCTGACCGATACGGCCGAGATCAGCTCGAACTCAATGGTTATCCCAAAAGACGAGACCACTCCTTGGGGAACCAATGGCATTCGCGCTTATTGGCAGGGTGAATCAAGTGCTGCGACAGGTACCAAGCCTGTTCTCGGCGCAATGGCTCTGCGTCTGAAAAAGT